CACATGCTAAAAGATTTATACATATAGATACCCTCGATGACAGTCATCACCCACGCCCTACTATGTGGTCCTATTAGTTTCTAAAAGGAAGACTATCAGAAGCATATGCTTCATTAAATGATTTCTCTGCCTCTAAATTTTCACTACTTCCTCCCTTAAAAGCACTAGGATTTTCAAATAATCTTACATTGTATCTAATTTCGGATCTATCTTCACCTTTAGAAGTTTTATATTCATTAATTTCTGTTCTAGATTCCCAAATAACAATAAAAGTTCCTTTACCTACGGATTTTTTAAGATTATCTGCATCTTTCCCATAAGCGACACATTTCCTATATTGAGTTTTAGCATCACGCTTTTTAAAACTATCCATTAAACCTACAGAGAAATTAGCATAAGATAATCCACTATTTGTCTGACCATACTCTGGTTCTTGAGCTACCCATCCAGAAAATTGATTTAATTGCATATTTACCTTCCTTAATTTAATTTAGATATTATTATGTGTCCTGTACCATTAGTCCACAGTTTAGTTGCTTTAACTCTCCATACTATAGAGTCTTCCTCAAACACAGAATCTTTCCATGCCTTGAGATAGTTATCAAGGTCTGGTCTCTGTTGGTGAGGTTTGCCATTCATCTCAGACTTTTTCTTATTAGACCAAGATTTAGGCATTGGAACATGGAATTCGATTTCAAATGATTCAAACTCCAAGTTAGGATGGTGATACATACTCCGTTTGACAACATCACTATCCTTATATTGCCTTACTGCATCCCTAAAGGCAAAAAACTTAACAACACTTTGCCTTTTCTTCCATCTATCGGCCCTAGTCATTCTAGGTTTAGGGCAAGGTGGTATATTTAATCTAGCTACTGGAGTCATAAGTTCTCCATTTCTTGTAGCTTTTTAATACTACGAAACATTTTGTATTCAGTTAATGTTTTATTAATATCATCTATTTCTTCTTTTAATTTACGATATAATTTATTAACTTCACCAATCATTTCAATAGTTACTTCATGTTTAGGTAGTGGTGTATCTCTCCATGCATAATGAACCATACAACAAGTACAATCTTTGTGGTATGGAGTTCTAGGATTTCTACCTTTTTTCTCTTCTTTACCCATGTAATCTCCTCCTTTCTCTTTAATAAAATTTCTTTAATTCTTCACTTCTAGATTTATGTCTCATCTTCCTTTCTGCTTTCATAATTATTTGACGGACACGTTCTCTACTTAATGGTTTACTATTTTCTTTCCTCCCTGTAGTTTCACGATCTAAGTGTTCTCCTACTTCTTTTAATGTATGTTCTTTACCATCTAATCCATAATATAAACGGATAGCCATTTCTTCATTGTGATTTAATGTTTTAAGCATTTTGTTAATCGCATCTTCTTTTTCATTGTCAAAAACTTTTTGTTCAGGTTCAAATAATCCTTCTTCAATTAAAGGTTTATCTTCACCGGGTAATATATATTGGGTAATTTCATCAAATGACAATTCAGATTCAGCTTTATTAACAAGTAATGGCTTATCTAAATGTTGTAGAGGGAACAATTCATATGGTGTGACATTTAAGAATTGAGCTAATTTTATCGCACTAGGTTTAAAAACACCTTCTTCTACATGTAATAATTTACCATCTACATATCTTTTATGTTCTGCATATGGAATTCCTGTTAAATTCATATATTGATATAAACGTGGTAATCCAACTTTTGATAACCGTGATAATTCAGCAATTGTCTCAATACCTCGAGAACGCATAAGTTTATATAACACATTATTCTTTACTTTAACTTCAATTCTATAATCTTTAAGTTTTTCCATTATTTAATTTCCTTTCTCTTTTATCTTGATAATAATCATCAACGCAATCTTGCGAACAAAACTTAGTTCGTTTATGGATTTTGCGTTCAGAATTATCTATTTCAATTCCACATACTTTGCAGAATCGTTTTTTCCTTAACCTTGCCATTTTGTATTTACGCCAATCGCAGTTAGGATATTCTTCCATGTTACCCTCTCTTTAAACAAACCGCTCTCCGTTAAAAAGGAATTTGGATCACTGGTGCTGGAGGATAGACAACACCATTTCCTTTCAATAGAGAGCGATCTGAACACAATTATTCTAAATTAACTGGATGATTATAGTAATAAATGTAAGATCTGCCCATATCATCAGTTGTGAGACTATATTTATACCCATGTTCATTTACACCAGTATGTTCCCTGTCACATAGGCTAAAACTCTTTTCTACTTTGTGTCCTTTCTCTACCATTGTTATAAGTTTATTAAACATTTGTTTGTTTTTACTATAATTGACTCTATTATTCCTATCCTCTATTAGAATCTGGTTGGATTTATTCTCATGTCTGCTCTTCACCTCTCTGTAGACCCTCATAAATTCAGCAATTGTTGGCATTTTATCTGAAACACCTCGACCATCAGTAAAGATATCGTATGTTTCTTTTAATGCATCTACATTGGGATGTTTAAGTTTATCAGCAAACGCTTTTATTTTTGTATCAGATGATGGGACATTAAACCCTTCACATAACAAAGCAACGATTGCTCTTACTTGAGGATGAACATTTTCAGTTGACATAATGGCCTTTCTCTAGGTCTTTCATGGCAATTTGCATTTGTTCATCATTATCTAAGCCTCTCCAACCTTTCTTATTGTTACCTCTTTTCATATCTTGAGGTACAAATATGGATTTCCATCCTCTTTCAATGGCAATATCTATCAACTCATTAGGATCATACCCTTCTTCCTTGAATCTGAGTAGTTTCCTTATTATTAGCCACTCTGCATAAGGAGTCATTTTCTTTCCTCTATCAATACTTTTACGATGTGATTGGAATTCAACCCATCTTTCAGCATCTAACCATGTTGAGGTAGCTAATTGTATTTGTTGTTGCCATTTATCTATTTTATCAACTTTCATAGTTACCCTCTGGTTTGAAGTGTTTCTGTATTTCTAAGCAGTATTCTTTAAGACTATTATAATCATCAGGGATCAATTCTTTCTCCCATTGTTCTACACCTTCATTTACTGCCTTGACCCAATTATCATAACTTTCTCCATTTTCTTCTTTAATTTTATCTTGAAGAATCATGATTTCATCTTGAGTTGCTTTAGTTAAATCTAAACCAATAATGGTATTTAATTCATTTATGGTATTATCTAAGATATTAGAAGACAATTGGGCAAGCTCGAATTCTTCTGATTCAATAGTATCTGGAGAATCAAATGATATATCTGTTTTATTAGAATCAGATAAATCTTTATTATTATCTATTGATTCTTGTAATCCTTCTAATCCTTTCTTTGTTTTTGGTTTACTAGGTTTCTTATTCTTAGGTTTATCCTTTTCATTTGGATTCGTGATCTCTTCCTGACCATATAAATGTGCAAATGTCTTAGGGAATGCTTTCCTGTGGGCGGCCGCAATAGCACATTTCTGGATCATTCCAAATGGATCGCTTTTCCATCTGTTTTTCCCTGTAGAAAATGCATCAAATCTTAGTGCAACTTCACATGGAACCATCCCTGTACGCATAACTCTGCACCATGCACCCATTAAGTAACCAAATGGATCAACTGTTCTTTTAGGTGCATCTTCTGGTCCAACTATCCATCCAGCTTCATAACCTTCATAGTTGCTGTGATCCATTGACCTAGCTACAAATGTATCTACTGCAATTACTGTTGCGGCTTGCATACTGCCATATTTGATAAAGTAAACATCTTTAACAAATGGATTTAACTTCCTTGCTTTACACAATTCTAGAAAGAATTTGTGTTCTTGGTCTGTACCCTGACCTTGAGGGTCAATAAATTTCCTTACTTCCTCAGGTAAGAGTTCTTTTTCTGTTTCTATTAATTGATTGGACATTTTTGCCTCTATTATTGGTTGGTTGATAAAATGCAGTATAAGGGCATCGTGAGGTTATTCTACAATGATGACCTTTATTGATTTAACTGAAATGAACGATTGTTTCCTAATGCATTGCCATTAGAGAGATAGTCATGGACACACAATCACAGCCTTAACCCTTAAACTGCTATGATTTAGGAAGTATTAAACGTGAAGACATCCTAATTTTAGAACACTCTTCATATATATCAGGTTCTTCTTCTTTTAATACTTTCTCATTGAATTTATTACAACACTTCTCATAAATCTCAGGATATCTGGAAATGAGTTCATCCTGATCTAGTTGACTTAAAGAAACTCTGGTGACTTTAGTTTTAGTTCCATTTCCCATATCGACACCATTATTTTTACCTACTCTCTTCTTTATGTATAAATTACCATCTTGTATTTTATCTCCTAATTTCTTATATTCCTCCTTTCTTTTTATATGATCTCTTATAAATATTATTAATTCTGGATCATCCGTGATTAGATCATTATTATGATCGAAGTACGCATGTGTTACACTATCTGAGTCTCGAGGTTCTGGTGGGGTTTTATCTATAACCATCTTCCAGAATTTTTTAGCGGCTATCATATATGAATTAATTAAAGACTCATTTCTTTTAACTGAATATCTTTGGATATTACCACTAAAATATACAAAGAATTCAACAGATTCACATTTATTATCAATTGCCATCATATGAACAGCTTGAGCTAGATAAACTTCTGGTATATCATCTGATCCTTCTGCTCCATAATATTGTTTCATATGTGCTTGTGGTGCTTTTATTTCAACTATTCTGTTTTCAAACTTATATCTACCATCAACATGCATGTATAGCCAATCGTAATCTTTATGATAATTAGTTTGATTGTCTTTTTCGATAGGGATATTTAGATGATTATTAATTAAATCGAATACTATTGGTTCACATGCATTACCATGTATTATTGCTGGTAGTTGAGATAAATCTGGAGGATCTAGTTCACCTGTTTTTTCTAGAACTAATGTGTATTCGTCTTTATATTTATTTACTCCTAGTAGTGTTCCTGCATCAGATCCACCTATACCACAACGTCTAGCTTCTACATCACCCGGATCAAAATTCTTTAAAACTTTCATATATCCTCTCTTAATTGTTGACTATTTTCCTTAGTTCTTTTTTTCTTTCTTCAATTGCTAAGTAAACAGCAGATGTTATTATATTATTAGATCTCTTACCTTTTAAGACCATTGTTACATATGGCAAACTATATCCTAATTCATCTGCTATAGGTTGAAGTTTCACTTGCAACTCTTTGCATAGTTGTTTCATTTCCATATTTTCTCCTATATTATAATGAGTTAAGTATAGTGTACTGTACAACTGAATGAATATCAAGTAAAAAAGGCTAGTTACACGATGCTACGTTATGCCGCAATCTTCTGTGCGGCAACAGTAGTTTCCCCTCCACAGACTATATATCGTCGTACCTACCTCACTAGCCTAGTTTGCAACATCCATGTCGCTATCAGGCGAGACTCAGATCGCCTAATTCTTTATTAATTAGAAAAATCCTATTAGTACTAAACGGATTTTTTAATAAAAAGCTGGTTACACGATGTATCAACATCTCCTAATCTCCTCTTATCCCCATGCTTCCCCTCACCAGCTAGCCGATTACACGGGACTCTTCGCCCCTTGCCTCCTCCTATTTGCCTCATCAGCTTAATCTAATTAGAAATTGTATCCGTCTAAAGCTTAAACGGATGCTATTTAGTTAAAGAATTTGCTACTGTTCTTGTCAAACCAATTTACAAGTTCACCAGCTTCTTCTTCTATCCTGTATTGTTCTCTAACAGGCTGTTCTTGAGCATATTCAGTAAATGCACCTATAAAATGGTACATACTGGTATTCCCTTTCCTGTGAGGGCTGTTAAAGATTTTCTGTGTATGAACTCCACCAAATTTACTAGGTATTGCTTTTACAAAGTTTATTGAATGCTGTAATGCTATAGCGGAATCGGAACTATTAGCGAAATTTCGCTTAGTTGTCCAATATTTATGTGGAACTCTAGAATCTCTAGGAATATCAATAGGAGCATCATTCTCAAGCATTATCCGAGCAGTATCAGTATTGAAAGGGATATTCAATGTATTTTCGATCTGTTTTAAAACTCTGTCATATGATTTCCTAGTGTCATTAATCATATTTTCTACTTCACCACTCCATATTCTGTCGCCTTTATGTACGATACGACTACCTCCTATGGATTTGGGAAGCATAACGCCATTTGTGCATAAAGCATCTAAGACACTTAATAAGAAATAAAGTGTGGCATTTCCTATCATTGAATTACCAGAGTAGAAACCTAATTTAACTCTATCTGGTCTACCATCTATTATTATTCCTGCGAAATCTTTTTCTGACCATTTAATAGTCATTTTAGTGTTATCAACAAATGCTCTAGTAAATTCTAGATTATTATTGTTATTTTCAATAAGAAAATGTTCTAAAAATCTATGGTTAGAGTATTTAAGATAAGTTTTACTAACCATCCCAATTATAGGGTTATTAGGTTTACGGCTATCTACAATAAACTGTTGATTACTCAAGTTTCTTTTTATACTTGAATCATCTAATAGTTTATTCAAATAATTTGTGGCAACATCTGGTTCATTAGGTGCCATCATACATGGGAATAAGCCCGGTACTCCCATCTTAGTGAAAACTGCCTTAATACCGGGTTCGGTAAAAGTACAACCTTCATGTGGTAATGTATTGCCTGTAGAGTATATTCTATTATCCTCTGCAAAATAGAAAGTATCTCCATCATTAGGTAAATAAAATACATTTTCATGTTCATCTTTGCAATAATCTATTAATTGATCGACTTCATCGAATCTTTTAACATAGTTATTTT